ATATCTTTATTTGGGTGTTTAAGATTTGACATATTTTTATATTATATTCCAATTAGTACCATCCCATTGTAAAGTAACAGAATCGTATTGTGTGTATATTGTATAAGTAGCAGCACCGTCTATTAAAGCACCGTTACCGTCTATTATAACATCGCCAGCACCGCTATCAACTTTCTTAATAGTTATTTGTTTGCCATATTCAAAAGTAGTGTCGACTGTATTTATATTTAAAATTACGGTACTTTCTAAAAATCCAATTTGTGCGTAAGCTAGTGTAACTGTTTTGTTAGTTGCGCCAGTAGTCATAAATACAACGTCATCGTAAGCCTTAACATTATAATCTGCTGACTTATTTTGTATTAATGCTTTTTCGTTATAGATAGTATTTGTTACCGTTCCATTTATGTAACTAAATCCGCTAGTGTTTTCAGGCACGCTAACATTGCTACCAATAACCGTTACGTTAGTGCAGCTTGCCGGTATCATAATATTATCACCAATAGCCACACAATTAGTACCTCTATTTTGGTTTCCAATTCCAACGCTAAAAGAAGTGTTTAATGTAGAATTATAAACCTCTACACCACCAGCAACGTCTGTACTTGAACTGATTAAAAATTTTGTCGGTGTAAATATTTGCGTTTCTAACAACTTAATTAACTCAACCTTTGTACTTGTTAACTCTAATGGATTATAATTTTCTATTTTATTAACGATATAATAAGCACCGTCAATAAATAGTCTATTCCTAAAATTAAAATTATAAATATCTTTCGGGCTTAACCATAAATATTTAGTTACAAATTTAGCATCTCTATTGATTAGATTGTTTAAGTATTTAGCATGGTATCTATTATAAAGGTTGTTAGTTGTAAAGTATGCGTTTGGATAGTCATAATAAACTTTTTTAGGTAAGCCAAAGTTTAAGTCAACATTTGGATCTAATGGGTCGTCTGTATGTCCAGCATATAAATAATTATTAGTTGTTAAATTAGCTTGCCCTGTTTGCTGCCATGTATAAGGTGTAACCGTTTGTTTTATTCCACCGCAAATTAACCAACGAATATTACTAGCAAATTGTTTTTTTATTAAATTCTCTTCTTTGTAAATACGTGGCATAACAATACCTAAACCGTAATTAGCAACGTTTGGAGTTGGGCTAAAAATTATCTCATTCTTTTTATCTGACTTAATAAAATCATTTTCAACATCCTCTTCGTGTGTGCCAAACACTTCGTTAAATTCATTCTTATATTGCTCGTTCCATTTATCGGTATCGGCTTTATAAGTGTAAATATATTTTTTACCCTCTAATATATTTGGGTTAATACTTTGGTCTTTAGATAAGTCTGTTTTGTTTTCATAATCAATTATGTCACCGTTGTAAAATTCGTTAAACGATTCAATAATTAAGTTATTAGGGTTGTTAGGGTCAACATCAATAAATAAATTTAATGCTTGTATAATCGACTTAAGATAATCCTTTTGTTTTATCTTAGTAGGCAAAGCACTATTGCAAGTCATTGTGTCACCTGCTAAAATAGTTTTTTGAGTACATAAAGCGTAGAACGATGTTTTAGCAGCCCCACCAACTAACTCAAGATTCCAGGTTAAAGTTCCAGTAGGTGTAATTGGAGCACCAGCTGCATTATAAAAAACTAAACTATTAACAAACACGTTAATAGTTACTAATAATATGTCACCAGCTGCAAAAAATTGACTACCTGTTGCCGCTCCATTATTACCGTAAATAGATGTACCAATGGGACCGCCACTCGCAGCTGTAATAAAAGTAAGTACAGATGGCACTAAATTAAAAAAACTTGCTCCACTATTACCCGATTTACGAATAGTAGTACTAAGTGTAGTATTTCCTCCCCAAAATGCCACCACTGGATTGCTATGAGTAGGTGTAATCTTTACATAATTAACTGCTGCTACATTGTAATAACCGTTTGCATTAAGTGTAACAAAATTATTTGAGGGTGCTAACTGACCGCCTAAATCAAAGAAACCATTTGTACTATCATTAGTATAAACAACATCTTGAGATACGGCAAATGGAATAGCAGTGTTTGCTGTTAAGCCTACATAAAATTGTTTTAAATTTAATTGTGTTTGAGTTAATTGTAAATTTATTAAATTAGGGTAAGTTATATGGTTTAAAAATTCAGTGTCATCTAAAATTGACGATGTCCAAGTTCTACCAGTGTTTGTTATAATTTTATCAATATATTCCCTATTGTGAAAGCAAGGTAAAAAACTTTCTACATTAAAAACAGTATCACCCCCACCGTTTTGAGCATTATCAATAAATGGATATACCACACCTAAGCCAGTACCCTCATTAGCTACGATTAAAGCTATTTGATTAGCACGTGTATATGCGTGGTCGTATGCGCTAAAATCTAAGTCGTCTGAGCTTGTTAATATACTTTCGTTTGTCCAAACAGTTGGAGTTGTCCCTGTTGCTATAAATACGCACCCTGTTGTATTAATCGTTCCACTAACTACACTTGCTACACTTGTAAAATTATCCCCAGCAACAAACGTATTAATCGTGTATTTTCTACCTATCATTAACAATCCACTTGTTTCAAATTTTAATGGATTGCCAGTAATTAACTTGTCCCCAATATCCACAAATAAAGAACCACCCTCACCAATTATCGAACATTCATAATCTATTGAATTATCGGGCTTAATGTTTATTTTGATTAACTGTAAGTCACCTGCAAAGTTTTGAATCCCATCCACGATATATTTACATGGTGTCTTTAAATTCTTATTGAAATACTGAGTAGCTACGTTAACCGAGAATATATTTTCAAATAACTTATTTACTTTATTAGTTCCAAGTAAATTAATTGTTTTACTAAAACTAGCTTTACGCTGGTCGGGGTTTCTAACATCCGCTAAATTGTAGTTAATGTTAATCGGTATATTTTTAGCAATAGGAAAATATTGTAATTTCTCACTACCATTTTTTGCTGCTATTAATAAATCTGTTACTACCGCCATGTTATATACCTCGTTGTCTAGTTTCTGTAATACCTAAATCAATAGTAATAGCTAATTGTATTAACGACTCATTGTTTAGTTGGTACTCTTCAAATGAATTATTTGTAACTTTGCATGAACGTAAAGTGCTGTAATCCCAAACATAAACTATTGGGCTATCAAACAAATCTTTTAATTGTGTTATTTGTAACTGAGTTAACCAAGTTGTGTTTAAATCCATTGTAGATTCAATAGCAGTACTTACAACGTGGTCTTCTCTATCATAAGAAGTAGAGCCATAAGCACCAGTAGTTGTATTTAAAACATTCTTATTTAAAGTAACTGTATTTACTTTTTTACTGAAATTCTTTTTACTCTTTTGCTCGAAATGGAATGATAATATATTCCCAGTTCTATCTAAGTAGTAAATAACATAGTCTTGATACTTAGTACAAATGTCTTGGTAATCAAAAGAGTAGTTTAATAATACGGTTGTCCCATTTTTAAATTTAACTACAACGGTATTACCAACTGATGCCGAAGTGAAAATATTACTACCTAGATATAATTGATAAATATCGGTGTTAGTAACTGGTGTTGGAAATGAAGCTATTGTAACCGTTTGCAATAAAGTAAAGCCATTAAATAATTCAATAGTTATATTATCACATGGTGGAGGAATAAAGTGTATAAAAAAAGGCTGGTTTAAAGCTATCCTATTATCGGGTGTAATTGTATCAACATCCTTTGATAAAAAATATAAACCACCAGTTGAGCCAAAACCATAGTCAGATTCATCGTAAGCGTTAAAGGCCGCATCTGTTAAGCAAGCATCAAAAGCATCGTAATCTATAGTAGTAGTAGATTGAACAGCCGCTGTATAATATTCAGAAATATTAACCTGAGCCCTCACACGTTTGCCAGTAGCTAAATTTATAGGACTAGCTAAAACAATATTATTAAATTCAAAATAATGTTCGATATAATTTTGCACCCATTCTTTTGCGTTAAAAACTAAATAGCCATCGGGACGTTGCAATATATCTTCTGTATAAGTGTTAGCTGTATCACCGTTAACAACTACCGTTACAATATATTTAAAATCAGCAATAGCTATTTGATTAGACTTCGCTGTAAATATTTGGTCGTTATAAGCTGGTGTAAATGTGTCGGGTTGTTTATATACTGTTAAAGCCATGTTATGTGTAACTACTTCTAATTTCTATTATAATATCTTCTTTTACTAATTCAGTCAATTTACTTTCTAACTCTTCAATCCGTCCATCGTTAATCACTTCGTCAAAAAAATGCGTTGCTTCTATTGATTTCTTTTTTAAAGAACGTGCTACTAAAAAGCCCGCTGTTTTCTTTGCCTTATCAAATGACATTTTTTGTAACTTCTTTAATTTACCTTTGCGCTTAGATAGGCTTTGCTTTTGCTTTCTTTGTTCTAAATCTGTTAATCTTATTTTTTCAGCAAACCCACTAACCGCACTCCAAGCTGCTATCTTTTCTTGTCCCTCTGCACTTACATTATTTGGACTTCTACCGTCGTTAACAACCGCCCAATAATCATTCATGTTTAGCGTAAACTTAATAGAGTCATTACTAAATGATATTGTCGGTTTAATGCTAGCCTCTAATCGACTTGTACGTTTTCTACCATTATGTTTAGCAGCTCTATCATCTAAAACCTTTTTTAAAGAACTACGGGTGTCATCGTTTAATGCTTTCCCAAACTCATCTAACAAATCCTTTATTTTATCTACTAGAGCCATTTAACGCTATTTCAAATTTACCTTTATCCTTTAAGTACGCTAACTTATTATAGTACCTTATTACACTCCATTCAAATATTTGGTCCTCGTTTAGGTTAGTATCTTTAACAACTAAACCAACGCTGTATTCCCATCCCCACCTTTCAAAAAAGTCTGAAACTCTAAGTCGTCCATCATCATTTGATTCGCTTGCTCTATTACTTTGACTTGTTCCGCTAAACAATCCTGAATAGCTTTTGTGTAAATCATTAAATATTTTGAATAAAAAAAAACAGCCCCAAGTGATTCGCTTAATTTTGATTTCTTAAATAACTCAACATTTCGATTATGGTTACTTGAGTTATATACCCATTTACCGTTTTCGTATTCTTGATGACAAATAGCCATTAACTCAGGTAGAACTTTAAAATAGTTTCCCTCGTTTGCCCTTACCATTTCTTTCCAATCTTTCTCTTGACAAATATTATAATCGTATAAATCTTTAATGTATCTAAACTTAACGCCACCTAGTTTAATTTCATTGGGACAAGCTAAATCAGTAATTGGTTTAGTTAAAAAGAAAGCATCTAGTAAATAGTCGTAAACTTGTTTAGGGCTTAATGATTCAATATAATCAACATGTTCACCCGATAAGATTGATAGCCTTAAAACAGCCATGTCTAACTTATCCAAAGTATCATTTGCTTTCAATTCCTCTAATTTTTGAAATTGCTCAACTGTTAAATCTTCGTATCGTTTGGGTATTTTCATCTTAATAATATAGTAATTTATTTGAGTTTTACATTTATTGAATAAAGAATGTTGACTTTTTAAGACGGTTTAAAGCTACGTATCTAATTGCATCAATAGCATGGTTATAATTATCAATAGGCTGTGAGGTGTGTTTGCCATCGTTATCAGTCACCCATTTATAGTTCCTTAGTTCCTTTATCAAATTAATACTAGACTTCGTTACATTCAATTTAAACGCTTGTAAAGTATCTATTGAATTACGGATTGAGTCTGGTCCTTTCTTAGCACCCTCAATTCTAAATTGCGCACGTCTTAAATCCTCTATTGATTTTGGTTCGGCACTATCTGCTACTATCATTTCATTTGATTTTATACCTAACTCTTTTAATTTACCTATTAAATCACTATTGGTTAATTTAGTTTGGTATATCAATTCATTTATGTAAAGTTCACCGTTGTATCTATAAACCGCAATTAATGTACTTGGATCATTCGTAAAACCAAAGTCCATTCCATAGGCAATAAATTCAGCTTCGTTTGGTATGCTATCACATTGTTGCCAATTTTCAAAGACTGTACCTTGCAAAGAACCTATATTCCCCAAACCATAAACGCTCCACCAATTAGCCCAGTAAGTTGAAGTTAAGGCTTTCTCTTTTGCTTTCTCAATTTCTTTAATAATTGATAAATCCAATGCTTCATTATCTTTGTAAGTCAATACAACAAAGTCCGTATCACTATCGTTAATCAATTCGGTATCAACCCAAAATTCAGAAACTGGATTATAATCTAAATAAATAAACCTACGTGTTCTAATTGCTAATTGATAGTAAGCCTCCCACGTAATATTGTTGCATTCATTTACAAATAGCACATCACGTCTTGCACCCCTCAATTTACTTTCTGCATCTGCACTAAAGAATTCGATATAAGCACCATTGCTAAACGTATAAACCAAACTACTTTTATTAAAGTTCTCCGGCTCATACATTCCTATCATATCCATGATTTTAAGAAAGTCCCTTAATGCACCCCTCTTTAAATGTGGTATGGTTTCAGCAACTATTGATATTTCAGCAAGTGGATTTTTAACAGCATAGTCAATTAAGAAAGGAACGATAGTAAATGTTTTACTTGCAGAAGTTCCACCCCTTACTACCCTTACTCGTTTATTGAGTTTAGATATCTTGGCTTGGGCTGTCGTTCGTTGTAACATTAATATCTATTCCGTTAAAGATAGGTTTCTCAGTTATTAATTGGTTAATCGTTTGGCTAGGTACACCATGCACTCTGCTTATTAAAGTTTCTAAAGAATACAGCGTTCCTTTCTCTAAACTTTTACGCATAGCGTTTGCAATGGTACGTTCTAAGATGGTTGCGTGTTCGTCTTTAAATATATCGGCCAACTCATTCAAAGTCATGGCCATCATATTTTCAATAGTTTGGTTTATATCCTGCTTATTGTAACCCATGTCTTTTAATTGACAAACGAATTTACGAGGTCTTCCGTTTGGGTTGCCTGTTTGACCCTTTGTATAGGGTATTAAGTTTTTATATCCTTCTTCACTTGGCATAATCTATTCCGTTTCTTTTAATAACTAATGTGCTATCTAACTTCTTCATTCGGTCTACTATTACTTGGCAATACTTTGGGTCTAATTCCATACCGTAGCATTTACGATTCAATTGATGTGCTGCTACCATAGTTGAGCCACTGCCTAAAAATACATCTAAAACTATAGCTCCTTGTACTGATGAATTTTCAATTGGTTTACTACATAAAGGAATTGGTTTCATAGTTGGATGTTCTTCAGAACGAGAAGGTCTTTCTATATCCCAAACAGTTGTTTGTTTTCTATCTCCACACCATTTATGTGAAGCACCATCTAACCAACCATAAATACAAGGCTCGTGTTTCCAATGATAATCTGACCTTCCAAATGTAGAATTATTTTTATTCCACACAATATAAGATTTAAATAAAAAGCCAGCATCTAAAAATTGTTGTATAAAATTATGTGTTTCTGATGAAGCGTGCCAAACATAAATTGCTCCACCCTTTTTAAGAGCAGTTGCAATTGTTGTATAAACATCATAAAGAAATTTAGGAAAATCATCTAATTTATCATTAGCTATTTTTTCTCTCTTTTTACTTCCACCTTCATAATTAATATTATATGGAGGGTCTGTGTGACACATATCTGCTAAAACACCATCCATTAACTTTGCTACTGCATCACTATCTGTACTATCACCACAAAGTAAACGATGCTCCCCTATTTCAAATAAGTCTCCTAAAACTATATCGGTTTCAATACCACCTTCGGGTGTTTCAAAATTATCTTCCTCAGCTTCCAACTCAGTAACAAATTCAGCGGGCAAATCTAATCCCCAACTTTCCAATTCCAAAGCATCCCAATCATTTAATAATTGCCAATCCCACTCGCCACCACTAACATTATCTTTAATCAAAAATTCCCTCTGTTTCTCCTCAGATAAGCCACTTGCTTTAATAATTGATACTTCCTTTAACCCAGCTTCTTTGCATGCCTTAAAACGCATATTTCCGCCTAAAATAATCATATCATCATTTACAACTATCGGGCGTATTTCTAACATCTCGGGAAAGTCTTT